GTTTATTCACACCATTCCTGCTAATGGCAGGAATGGGGCGAATAAACAAAAACGATTTCGAAAAAATGCCATAAATTATGGTAAACTTGTTCGCACTTTGTCATACTTTTATTCGCCTTATTTACGTTAATGACGAAAATGGGGTGAATAAACGTTTAATTTAAAAAATAAAATTCTATAGTTAATATATGCATAAACAGAAGAAAAATAAAGCAATAGAAGATATGCGGAAGACATTAGCATATTCTTTATCAGATGCAGACATTCGTCATATTTTAGGACAAGATTGTAAAATTGTTGAATATTGCGATCTTGATAAGTTTTCGAGTATGGATGATTTGTTACCTAATGACACTGATTATGTAATCATTTTGATCGAATCGGTTTCAAATTCTGGACATTGGTGTGCAATAACAAAACGAGATAAAGTTATATCAACATTTGACAGTTATGGAGTAAAGCTTCAAGATGAGTTAAATTTTATATCTAGAACAATGAATCGAATGTTAGGAAATACAAAGGAAGAACTAGAAAAATTAATTAAAAGTTGCGCAGATGATGTTGAAGTTATTTACAATAAAACTCCGCTACAAAGTCAGTCACCAACCGTTAGCACTTGTGGCAGATGGTGTTGTTCTTACATTCAACTTTTTAAACTTGGTTATAATTTATGCGAGTTCCTTGAAATTGTTCAAGCACAATGTGAAGAACACGATGTCCCGCCCGACATCCTTGTAACAAAATGGATTCCTTTAGTGAGATAAAGACTTAAAGAAATAGTAGTAAATAGTATAATATAGTATGCCAAACAATTACTCTCGTGGAAAAATATATAAAATCGTATGTCGTAAGAGTGGTCTTCAATATTTCGGTTCTACTACCGAACCGACTTTGGCGAGAAGATTGGCTGGTCATAATTGTGATATAAAACGTTGGAAACAAGGCGAATTTAGTTTTGTTAGTTCTTTTAGTGTTATGGAAGAAAATGACTACTATATTGAGTTAGTTGAGTTAGTTCCGTGTTCTTTCAAAGATGAATTATTAGTTCGTGAAAGATTTCATATTCAAAATAATGAGTGTGTAAATAAATTAATTCCTTTAAGAACAAGTAAGGAATATTACGAAGATAATAAAGAAGTATATTCTGAAAAAGCAAAAGAAAATTATAAATTAAATAAAGAACAATTTGCGGAAAGAGCAAAAATATATCGTGAAGCAAATAGAGAAACCATTAATGAACATACAAGAATTAAATATCATAAAGTTCCAGTAGAAATTAGGCAAACATTAAGACATAAAAAATATGAAAAATGTAAAGATAGAGTTAATACTAAAAATAAAGAAAAATATGATTGTCCTTGTGGTTCAACTATACGAAAAAGTGATAAAGCAACTCACGAAAAAACAAAGAAACATCAAAACTACTTAAAGAAACAATTAGAAAATGCGGAGAAATTATTAGAAAATAATGATACTATAGAACAAAATGGCAAAAATATACAAGTTAAGTAGTTTAGTAAATGATAAAGTATATATTGGCTCGACTTGTAATCCTTTAAATGTTCGAATGGCACAGCACATATTGAGTCATTGGGCTTTTAAATCTGGAAATAATTCCAAGTGTATTTCTTCCTTTGATATAATTGACACGGAAGAATACAAAATAGAATTACTCGAAGAATGTTCTATAGAAGACAGATTTATTAGAGAACAGCATTACATAGATACTATTAAGTGTGTTAATAAAAATAAATCTTATAGCAATTTCAACCAGAAAAGTAAGAAAAGTTGGGCGACATATCAAAGAGATTATTATCACGCTAACCCTATTCCACATCGTCTAAGAAAAAAAGCATATTATACATCCAATAAAGACTCCATAAAAAACAAATATAAAATACGAAAATTATTCCAAACACTTCCATTTAGTTTATAATATATTTTTTTTATCAAAACATATTATATGTCTGCAATAAGTAAATATAGTAACTATGCACAATTTCAGCAATGTAACAGTAAGTTAAATACGATGATTAAGTTTGATCAAAGTGGTAATGTAGGAGAAGTAATTGGATCTAATGGTTCTGCTGGACTTGTATGGGTACCAGCTGGTTCTGGACCTACTGGTCCACAAGGTCCTACTGGTCCTCAAGGTCCTACTGGTCCTCAAGGCGATACTGGAGCAACTGGTCCTCAAGGCGATACTGGTGCAACTGGTTCTCAAGGTCCTACTGGTCCTCAAGGCGATCCAGCAGATGCTAGTTTATGGTCTACTTTTCCAGCAGTCCAAACAGTAGATGCTTCTGGAAATGATATAAGTGATGTTAAAAACATTGGTATCACTGGTTACATTCAAAATGATGCTAAATTATCTCTTAATTTTGATATTGATAATCCTTCAATTGGTATGGTTGATGATGCTGCGTCTATATTATTACAAGATGGAACTATGAACTTTACAAGTGTTGCTTCGGGAAATCAAGTAAATATATTTCGTGGTGAAAATATAAGCAGTTATGATAGTACTGGAAATTATGCAGCATTTTTTCAACCACCATCAAATGATAATTATAATAGATTTTTAAGTGCTCGTGGTGTAAATTCAGTCACTTATTTTGGTGTTCCAGATAATAACCCAACAATCCAATTAAGCAATACTCCAGAAACTACATATTCAAGATCAGATTTGTCATCATTGTATTATAACAATGGAACGATTGAAACTGCAAGATTGGATTCTACTGCTGGAACATTGACATTGTATGATGGAACTGATACATCTATTTTATCAACAACCAATTTAACCTTTAATGGTTTATCAATTGAATCTATTCCAAACACTTTTGATTTTACAATTAATTCTATACCATATTCTTTTTCGTGTGTTACAAGTGGCAAACAGTATACTATGGTTCCACAATCTAGTTTTTCTATTACTTTAACTGATACACAGTTGTTATTAGATACTTTAATTGATTTTTCAACAAATTTTCTTTCAGCAGTAATATATAGAGATAATGTATTCTATCCTTTACAGGTAGATTTAGTTACTGGTCAGCTCATAGTATTAACTGGTAATTTTAGTGGAACACAAACAATTTATTTCTCTGGAATTATTTTCTCAAGCTAAGGTATATGTCTGGATATTTGCCCGCTGGAACTACATTAACGCTTGGTGATGCTTCTGGAAACATTACTTACACGGGAACAGTTTCAAGTCCAAATATTACTACGATGACTTCAAACATCGCAACTAACACATCAAATATTGCAACTAACACATCAAATATTGTAACAAATACCTCAAATATTTCAACTCTTTCAATAAAACAGACGAATGCTATTCAAGTATATTCGTCACCAGCAATCTATGCCGATGGAAAACCTCCATTACCCGTTCCAAGTCTTTCTTCAAATACTTATGCTCAGTTTGGATGGTATTTCAAAAACACAACTCTTGGATTTAAAATTAACTGGTATTTTCCACCAAATACAAATATGGTTGTTAGTGATGTAATTGGATTATATATGAGATATTTTAACTGTTCAACGACTAGTAATGATAACAGTCCATTTTTAACTGTTTATACTAAGCCTACTGGAAGCGGAGATTACGCACCCGGATTCTTTCATAGTAGTATGACTTATATAATTAATACTACTCCAGTAGCAAACACTTCGTATACTATGTTCGAAAATGTAAGTGGAACTTGTCCTTCACCTTCAGCATATGCTTCTAATATACAAACAATGATTCAATCACCCGTGAATAATCCGCGTGGAACATATGCACCAACAGACCAAATTTTGGCTTTTGTAATAGGCACAAATAGTGCAAGTGCTGTTAATAGTTGTGAGTTCATAGCTCAAAAATTGGCAATAATGACTGCTAACGGCACGCAGGAATTTCTTCTTCAAACACTATTATAGAATTGATTTAAAGATAAATAAACATAATTAAACATAAGATGCCAAACTATAGCAAAGGAAAAATTTACAAAATTGTCGCTAATACAGATGAGGAATACAAGCCTTATGTAGGTTCAAGTTGTCAAACATTATGTCAAAGAATGGCTGGACATAGTGCTAATTATAAAAAATGGAAAAAGGGAGGAAAAAATTGTTCTTCCTTTGATTTATTTGAGCGTTTTGGTATTGAAAATTGTAAAATAATTCTATTGGAAGAATATCCTTGTGATAGTAAAATGAAATTATTACAAAAAGAACGAGAATGGTTTGATACGATAGAATGTTGTAATAAATTAAAACCTTATCGTTCAGTAGAAGAACTTGATGAATATCAAAAAGAATATTTAAAAATATATCGTGATGAACATAAAGAAGAACGTGCTGAATATGACAAAATATATCAACAAGTAAATAAAGAAAAAATTGCTGAAAAAAAGAAAATAGATTATGAGCAAAATAAAGAACAATTTGCTGAAAGAATGAAAATACAATATGAAGCAAATAAAGAAATACGACTTGAAAAAGCAAAAATATATCGTGAATCAAATAAAGAAATAATTGCTGAAAAAAAGAAAGAAATTTTTACTTGTTTTTGTGGTTCTATTTGTTGTATAAGTGTTAAAGCAAGACACGAACTCTCTCTCAAACATCAAAATTATTTACTTTCATTAATATAATGGAAATGACAGAAATATTTTGGACTTTTTTTATTACTACAACTATAGGATTTGTATTAGCATTAGCAAGAGTATGCTATAAGTCAAAATGTGCAACAATAGATGTATGTTGTATAAAAATTGTAAGAAATATTGATGCCGAAGTAAAGGAAGATTTGGAACTTGGAATTGAAGAAGAAAAGAAATAAATGCAATTTATTAACAAACGAATTTATTGATGAATTGAAAAAAAAAGTGGATGAAATGGAAGTTGGTATATCTATTAAAGAGTAGATTTGTAAATCTACGGCAAACGGACGCCTACGGCGTCTTTTGACATACTTTTTTTAAAAGTATAAAGAATAGTTCAATTTCAAAAAATTTTTTTCTTTTGATACTTTATGAGTATTCAGTCGTTAAACAACGGACAACTTCAATTAAGTGAACTTGTTATT